AAAACTAAAATTACTTTCTTATCGTGGCAGCCACTATAAATGCAACTATAAAAGATGCTAACGCTAATAGCTATGTCACGTTGACAGAAGCTAATACTTATTTTGAAACCGTCCCAGATTCGAGTACTTGGACTAATAAAACAGATGATCAAAAAAATAGAGCATTAATATCAGCAACTAGATGGATTGATAGCTTTGTTTTTTATGGAGACAGATGTGATGATGGTCAGGCATTAAAGTTTCCAAGAAATAATTATCAAGTTGATGGTGTTGAGTTAGCGTGTTCTACTATCCCATTGAATATTAAATATGCACAGTATGAATTAGCTAGGGCATTGGCAAATGATACTGATGCTATGACAGGAAATACGGGAACAGCAGGTAATTTTGAAGAAGTGAAACTAGGTGATATACAAGTAAAATATAATACTGATAGTCAGGGCACTGGTTCTGTTAATAATATTCTTGATGTCTACCCTTGGTTACAAAGTTATTTAGGTGCATATATACTTGGTGGAGCTGGTAGTTTTCAAATGAGGGTGGTTAGAGGATAATGGCAGGACAACTTGACTCATTATTAAAAAGTGTTGCAAAAGATATAGTTGCAACTTTGGGAGATTCTCTTGATACAACTATTACTTATGTAAAGAAAGGAGTTTCAAGTTATAACGTAGAAACAGGAGAGCAAGTTACTGTAGATACAACTTATTCAGATATAAAAGTACCGATTGAGTTTATTAAGTCTGAAGATGATGAAGGCAAAGAAATTAGACAGGCAAAGCTATATATCACTCCTAATTTAATTGGTGATAATCAAGTTGATTTTGATGATGAGATACAGCTTACATATGCGGGAGAAACAAGAACAGCACAGATTTATGATATTGATACTAGAAAAGGTGGGCAGGTTTATTTGTTTACAGTATTGGTGCGTTTCTGATGGCTAAAGATTTTTTAAAAAGTGATCCTATTGCAGACACAAAAGCTCTTATTCAAAGTGATTTTAATACAGTTATTAGAAAAACTCATGCTAGTTTAACGACAAAAAAACATAGTCCTGTTTATACTGGATTTTTTGCATCAAGTTGGAAAGCTGCAAATACTCCTCCAAAAGCAACACAGAAAGTAAAAGATTATAAACCTTGGTCTGAATTTGCACAAATTGGTAAAAAGAAACCATACAATCCTCCTAGTTTGGTCAAAGCTAGATTTCCTGTTACAAGAGTTTTTAATATAAACAAAGCTGTTTTTATTGGTAATAAAGCTAAATATGCTGCTTACGCTTTAGAAGGAGGTAAGATTCAAAATTTTGTTCAAGGTCGTTTAGCTCAGATAATACGAGATAATATGAAGGAGAAAAAAGGTAAGTTATTCTTGTTAGGAGCAAAAGAACAAACAGCAGGTTTTGGTAGTGCAAAATCTAGCATTGGTTACTCTGACGTACTTTAATTATGACTTTAGTAAAAACAAGAGCAGCATTTGAAAAAGCGGTTACAGATGCAATTTCGGACGTAGATCCAACTGTCTCTATGATTTATGACAACGTTACTTTTACAGCTTCGGGTAAAACTAAAAAATATGTAATGATGATGGTCAACTATACTCAATCAACATTACAAAACCAGGGAGCGAGTTCTGATTTTTATTCGGGTGTAATTCAATGTAATATTTACGTTCCAAAAAGTAAGGGTACTAAAGATTTATCTGCTATAGCTGAAAGTGTAATTAATGGATTAACTTCGGTAAATGCTTCTACTTATGTTGATAGTTTTAGCGTAAAACCAAGAGTACAGGATATAAACGGGCCTACAATGCTTGAAATTGAAGATAGAAGTCATTTTGTTGGTGTAATATCTTGTCAATTCTCAGCTAATGCCTAGTATAATAAAGTAGCAATACTTATTTTATGACTAGAGCGATTGAACTTTTGAAAAATAGTTTTGGTGTCAGCCAACTATATCAACATGATGTAATTAAAGATGGGAATATAATTTTCAGTGTTTATTGGCATCCACTTACTATTGCTGAGAGAGAATCTATCTCACAAAAATCAAATACCAATGATCCAAATGATTTTGCATTAGCTTTAATGATTACAAAAGCATTAGACAAAGATGGAGTTAGACTTTTTCAAGATGGTGATAAAGCATCTCTTAGGAGAGAAGTTGAAGCAAATATTTTACAGGAAATACAATTAGCAATGATAGAAGCTGGACAGACTAAGGAGGTAAAAGAGGCTAAAGCCGATTTAAAAAGCTAATAATGATTGGCAATTTATATTTTCATTAGCAAAAGAGCTAGGTAAAACTGTTGCTGAGTTATCAGAAACTTTAACTGTAGAAGAAATGATAGGTTGGGCTGCTTATGCAGAGATAGAGCATGAGGAACTTAAGAAACAACAACAAGAAGCACAAAGGAGTAGTGCTTTAAAAGGCAAAAGAAGGTAATATAGAGAAAATGTTTTAGTTTTTATAACAAGTGGCTAATTATGATGTTTCGATAAGATTAGCTGTTGCAGGTGCAAAAGAATTAGATCGTGTCAATAAAAGAACAGATCAATTAAGAAAATCAATAGATCATATTAATAAAAAAGCACAAGCTGGCACTGCGGGTACTCCTGTTGTAAGAAATTTTAAAAATTTATCACAAGCAGTTACAGATGCTAACGATGCTTTGAATGAAGCAGCAGTAGGCACAAAAGAATTTAATCAGGCAGTAAAAAATCTTGTGCAAGTAGAAAATAAATTTGATAGACAGATGAAGCAAAGAGAAAGAAGGTTACAAATACAAAGATTAGCTGCAAAAGAAGGTATTTCATTTAGTAAGGCAAAAATACTTTTAGCTAAACAAGAAGCTGAAGCAGAAGCAAAATTAGCTGAAGCAAAAATAAAATCTGCTAATGCAGAATCTAAAAAAAGAGCGATGAGTACTATATCTAGTGCAGCTATTGGTGGAGCATTTCCTTTACTGTTTGGGCAGACAGGAGCAGCAGCAGTTGGTGGTGGTATTGGTGGTGCAGCAGGTGGTTTAATTGGAGGTCAGTTTGGTTTTGCTTTATCTATTGTTGGTACGGCGATAGGTTCAGCGATAGATCAAGCAGATAAGTTTAACGCATCATTAGCTAGTCTTGATTTTGCTTTTAAACAAGCTGGCGATTCTTCTGGATTTACAAAAGATAAATTAAATGAACTTAAAACTACTTTAGGCTTAACAAAAGATGAAGCAATGGCAGTTGCTACAGCATTTTCTAGATTTGGAGAGGCAGGTTCTAATGCAGCATTTATTTTTGGTAAAAATCCAAATGTTATGAAAAATTTAGCTGCAATAGTAGATACTAAGTCAGCTATGACAGCAATTTTAGATACAAGTAATGGTTTGACTATTCAGCAACAAATTCAGTTATTACAACAAGGAAAAATATCAAGTTTCGCAGAGTTTCAATTTAAAGTAAATAAAGCAATAATACAACAAAATTTTGCTAGACAAATACAAGAAGCAGGGCAGATAAAAAATGCAGAAAGAGTAAGGTTTGTATTTAGTCAAATAGCTAGGCTTGCATTTTTAATATCTACATTTGGATTTAGTGATATACAAAAGATGTTTCCTGAGTTGTTTTTATCAGGAGCAGAAAGAGCAGAAGATCGTGTGAATAAACTTAGAGAAGCTCTGAAACAATTTGAAGTTGATTTACCAGTGCTTCAAGATTTAATGAAAGATTTTGCTATCGAAATGGAAGGAATGACTTATAGCATACCTATGGCATTAGACAGTGTTCAAGCAGAATTAAGAAAGTTAATGAGTGTAAGTTATATGGTTACAACTACAGCAGATACTATAGGAAGTGCTTTTGGAGAATCATTTAAAGGAATAGTAAAAGGATCAATGACAGCACAAGACGCATTAAGAAATTTATTCCAAAGGACAGCAGATGCGTTTTTAGATATGGCAGCACAAATGATTGCAAAACAAATACAAATGAAAATATTAGGAATTGGATTAAACTTTATTGGAGGAGGAGGTCTTGCTCCATCTAGAGGTGCAACCACTGGAGGTACAGATAGATATGGTAGAGATTTTGATGATCCTGAGTTTGGTATGCCATTAGCTGATGGAGGTATAGCTAAAGCTGGTCGTACACATTTAGTTGGAGAAAGAGGTCCAGAATTGTTTACTCCTGGAGTTACAGGTACAGTTATTCCTAACCATGCTCTTGGTGGGTCAACAACTGTAGTAGTAAATGTAGATGCTTCTGGTTCGACTGTTGAAGGAGATGAGGATAGAGGAAGAGAACTTGGTCGTCTTATATCAGTAGCGGTACAATCTGAATTAGTACAACAGAAAAGACCTGGAGGTTTACTTGCATAATGGCTACATTCCCTTCTATTAATCCTACTTATGGATTACAAAAAAGATCAGCACCAAATGTTAGAACAGTTCGTTTTGCCGATGGTTATGAACATCGCATAATGTTCGGCCTTGCTCAACATCAAAACCCAAAAGTATTTAATTTAACTTTTAATGTTTCAGAAACAGATGCAGATACTATAGAAACATTTTTAGATGCAAGAGCAAGCGAACCTAATGGAAGTTTTGATTTTACACCCCCAGGAGAGGCTAGTTCATCTAAGTTTGTATGTGAGTCATGGTCTAAATCAATTCCATATTTAAACAGGGCAACAATACAGACAACATTTAGAGAGGTATTTGAACCATGACAACTGTTTGGTCTGCTGGTGCTAGTTTATCTCTTAATACAATAGTTGCTCCTACTACTGATAAAAGATTAGCTGGAATGTTTTTTAAGGTAACATCTGCTGGTACTACAGGCAGTAGCGAACCAAGCTGGCCTAAAACAGTTGGAGTAACTGTTTATGATAATAATGTTCAATATGTATCTTTAAGTGCTGTATTTAGTGATTTACAACCAATAAATCCATCTGCAATTATAGAACTTTTTACACTTCAATTAAGTTCTAGTTTTCATGGAGCGAATACTGTTTATAGATTTCATGCAGGTTCTAATCTTAACGCAAACGGTGAAATAGTATGGGCTGGTAATTCTTATCAAAGATTTCCTATAGAAGCCACAGGTTTTGCATATCAGAAAGGTCAAATTCCTAGACCTAAAATTACAATAAGTAATGCTCTTGGAACAATATCAGGAATTCTTGATGAAGTTAATAAAATAACAGCAGGAAATGATTTAGCAGGTGCTACTGTCACACGGATAAGAACAATGGCACGATTTATAGATGCTGTAAACTTTCCAAGTAATTCTAATCCTTTTGGAACACCAGATCCCACTGCTGAATTTAGAAGGCAAAAATATTTAATAGATAGAAAATCGGCTGAAAATAGAGAAGTAGTAGAATTTGAATTAGCAGCACCAACAGATTTAGCTGGTGTAAAACTACCAAAAAGACAATGCACTAGAGTAGATTTCCCTGGCATTGGTACGTTTGTTCAATGAGTTGGAAAGATGACGCATTGGTTCATGCGAAAGACCAAGATCCTAAAGAATCTGTAGGATTACTTTTAAATATCAGAGGCAAAGAAAGATATTATCCTTGTGAAAATTTAGCAATTACATCACATCAACATTTTATTCTTAATCCAGAAGATTATGTAAAAGCAGATAATCTTGGTGAAATAACTGCGATTATTCATAGCCATCCCGTATCTACTCCAGAGCCAAGTCAAGCAGATAAAGTTAGTTGTGAGCAGAGTAAATTACCGTGGTATATTGTCAATCCAACAACAGAACAATGGGCTTATGTAGAGCCAACAGGATATGAAGCACCTTTATTGGGTAGGCAATGGGTTTGGGGTGTTACTGATTGTTGGAGTTTAGTTGTTGATTACTACAAAAAAGAAAAAGGAATTATTTTAAAAGATTATGAAAGAACAATGACCGCAGATGAATTTTTATTTGATCCATTATTTGAAAGTTACGCATGGCGAACAGGTTTTAGAGAACTCAGATCAGACGAATCATTGAAAGAGGGAGATGTATTGTTGATGTCTATTATGTATCCAACTTTAAATCATGTGGCAATTTTCTTAGGAGATATGGTTTTACATCATTTAGCAGATAGACTATCTTGTAGAGAGCCTTACTCTGAATGGTTGTTAAAATGTACTGGTAAGAGGTATCGCTATGCTCAAGAAAGTTAAACTTTATGGAGAACTAGCTGACTTTGTAGGTCATAAAGAGTTAGATGCTGTTGTAAATTCCACTGCTGATGCTGTTAGGTTTTTAATAAGTAATTTTGATGGATTACAGGCACACATGAATCAGAGATACTATAAAGTTATAGTTGATAATTATGAAATAGGCGAAGAAGATATACATAATCCAATAGGACAATCAGATATAAGTATTGTTCCTGTAATTAGTGGATCAGGTGGAGTGGGAAAAGCACTATTAGGTGTTTCATTAATAGGATTATCATTAGTAACTGGTGGTGGTTTTGCAGCTTTAAAAGCTGGTGGCCTTACAAATGTTTTTTCTTCTATTGGCCTTAATTTGGGAGTAGGTTTAACTTTGATGGGTGTTAGCGAAATTTTATTTCCTTTACCTAAACCACCTCAATTTCAAAATGAAGAAGATCCACGAATATCATTTAGTTTTTCTGGAGTGCAAAATACAAGCAGAGCAGGAACTACTATACCTTTAGTTTATGGTGAAATTGTAACTGGATCGGTTGTAATTTCAGCAGGAATTGACACTAATGATGTTACTGCAAGTGATTAACAATGAGTAAAATAATTAGAGGTTCAAAAGGACCACCAGAACCTAGACAACCCGTAAGAGCAGAAGATACTTTAAATAGTAAAGAATTTGCTACTGTTCAAGATTTATTATCTGAGGGTGAGATTGAAGGGTGGGCTACTCCTTCTAAAAAAGGTATTGCAAGAAATAATGCTAATTACAATAATGCCTGTTTAGCAGATATATTTTTAAATAATACTCCTATTATTAGTGTAGATACAACTTTATCTAATTCTGCTTTTGCTACGAAAATAAGTAATTTAGAAGATGGTGATTTTAATTTTCAAGACGTAACATTTACACCTCGTTTTGGTACGGCTAGTCAATCACACGTTCCTGGGTTTAAAAAAACTGCTACATCTATACTTTCTCAAAGTGTTGCTGTTTCTAAAGGTTCACCTTTTACGAGTCAAAATATTACCACTGGTAAAGATGCAGTTGAGGTAACAATTACCTTTAACACTCTTCAAAAGTTTGAAACTAATGGAGATATTTTAGGTACATCAGTTAAGTACTTAATTAAAAGACAAATAAATGGTGGTAATTTTGAAACCAGAGTTGAAGAAACTATTACAGGTAGAACAGTTGATCCTTACTCAAGAGAATTTAGAATAGATTTAACATCTGGATATACTCAAGCAGCAATAAGGGTAGAAAGAGAAACAGATAATTCTACGGATCTAACAGTTGTCAGTGATACTTTTCAAGTTACTAGAGTTGAAGAAATAGTTGACGAGCAAAGAGATTATCCTAACTCTGCATATTCAACATTAAGATTAAGTTCTGAACAATTTAGTTCTGTACCTCAAAGGTCTTTTCGTATTCGTGGTATAAAAGTAAGGATTCCAGGTGCAGGTGCTAATAGTACAGGTACTCCAACTGTTGATAGTGTTACAGGCAGAATAATATATCCACCCAATTATATATTTAATGGAACAATGGGTGCTGCCGTTTGGTGTTCATGTCCTGCCATGATATTGCTAGATGTTTTAACTACCCAAAGGTATGGTTTAGGAGATCATATTAGTGATAGCGATTTAGATTTATTTAGTTTTGTACAAGCATCTAAATATGCGAATACTCTTATAACTGATAACAATGTTACTGAGCCCAGATTTAGTTGTAATGTCAACATACAAGGGTCAACAGAGGCTTTTACATTAATTAACGAATTAGCTGGAATTATGAGAGCCTTTCCTATTTGGGAGTCTGGGTCAATCACAATTTCACAAGACGCTCCAACAGACCCAAGTTTTTTATTTAGTCTGTCCAACGTAACTGAAGCTGGATTTTCGTACTCTGGAAGCAGTTTAAAACAACGACATTCGATTGTTGCTGTTAGCTATTTTAATATGGATAGTAAAGAAATAGATTATGAAGTATATGGTGATGATCCAAATGATCCTATTCAAGTTGCAAGAGTAAACAAATTAGGTGTCGTAAAAAAGACAGTAAAAGCTTTTGGTTGTACATCAAGAACACAAGCAAGAAGATTAGCAAAAGCAATCGTTTTTTCTGAAGAACAAGAATCTGAAGTAGTTAGTTTTACAACATCAATAGATGCAGGTGCATTAATAAGACCAGGAAATGTTATATCTATAAATGATCCAGTAAGAGCTTCTTTCAGAAGATCAGGCAGACTAAAGTCGATAAATAATGCCAAAACACAAATTACTGTTGATAATAACCAAGATTTAAGTAATGTAACAGGAACAGATCAAACACTAAGTTTACTTTTACCTAGTGGTTCTGTGGAACCACAAAATATTAGTAGCATTAGTGGATCGGTTATAACTGTCTCTTCTCCATTTACTGAAACGCCAAATGAAAACACATTATGGTTAATTTCTAGCTCAACATTAGAACCACAAACATTTAGAGTAATAACAGTAGAGGAGCAAGATGGTATAAATTATGCAATTACAGCTTTGACTTATGTTCCTGGCAAATATGCAAACATAGAGACAAACGATGCTTTACCAGAAAGAAATATCTCTTTATTAAATGAACCTAAAAATCCTCCAAGTGGTTTAACTGCTCAAGAAAGAACTATTGTTATAAATAACGTAGCTACAACAAAAATAATATTATCTTGGCAAGTAGTAACAGGTGTTTCACAATATTTAGTTCAGTTTCGTTATAACGGAGCAAACTGGACAAGTGTTAATGTTTTTAGACCTGATTTTGAAATATTTGATAGTGCTGCTGGTGATTATGAATTTAGAGTTTATTCGTATAACGCTGCCTTAAAATTATCAACAACTCCGTCTACTCTTAGTTTTGTTGCAGTAGGTAAAACTGCAAGACCTGGTCCTGTTCAAAATTTATCTTTAGAACCTTTAACTAATAAATTAGTAAGATTAAGATGGGATCTTGCGACAGATGCAGATGTAATACATGGTGGGAGAGTTTATGTTAGACATAGTAATAAGACAGATGGAACGGGCACATTTCAAAACTCAGTTGATTTAGTACCTGCTTTGGCTGGAAACTCAACAATGGCAGATGTGCCATCTTTAGAAGGTGAGTACATTTTAAAATTTCAAGATGATGGAGCAAGATTCTCTGTAGATGAAACAAGTATAATTTTAGATGAACCTGATTTAATTGATAGTCAACAAGTAATTGGAGACAGAGAAGATACAGATAATCCTGAATTTGGAGGTACACTTAATAATCTATCTGTTGTTGCCGATGCTTTACAACTAACTAATCCAGCGACAAACCTTGTAGGTACTTATGATTTTGCAACAATTATGGATCTAGAAGGTGTATTTTCTGTTAATTTAAAAAGATTAATACAGAGTATTGGATTCGCTGAAGGTGGTCAAACAATTACAGCAGCATATACTCAATCTGGAACAACAATAACAATTACTTCTAATGCTCATGGCAGATCTCAAGGTGACTATGTAAACTTTGTAGCTGTAGCTGGAGGTGGTGCTAGTGGTGTTTATCAAATAAAAAATGGCTCAGTTACAACAAATACCTTTCAAATTACATCTACAGCATCAGCAACTATATCTTCTTCAGCCTGTACTTTTGCTTTTGTAAACACTATAGATCAATTAATACCAGCAGGGACTTTTTGGAACGATTATGCCACTGATGGAAACTTTGACGGTCCACAGGTTGATGATGTAAGTGCATTAATGACAGTGAGAACAACATCGACACCACCGAGCAACGGATCTTCTTATCAATTATCTGATTTTAGTGCAAAACCTTTTAATACGTTTGCAAATGGAACATTTAAAGGTAGAGGTTTTCAATTTAGATTAAAGTTAGAATCAGAATCACTTGCACATAATATTTCAGTACAACAACTTGGAATATTTGCTTCTTTTGAATCAAGAACCGAAAGAAGTTATGTAACTGGAAATACTACATCTATTGCACCTTTAACATCTAGCACTTCTGCATCAGGATTAAATGTAACTTTTGGCAAACCATTTTTCGTAGGAACTTCTACAACACAAGGCGGTGCAAATGCTTTCCCACCGTCTGTTGGAATAACAATAATAGGAGCTAGTGGAGGAGATTATTTTATTTTATCAAATATAACTGGCACAGGATTTAATATTAAAATATTAGATAGTTCTAATAATCCTGTTAATCCACCTAAACAATTTACATTCCAAGCTGTCGGGTATGGCAAAGGGGTGTAATATGGAGAAAAAGATTACTTAAATGACACAAGTTGGTAATAAAAATATAGATAATGCCTCTGGTCAACAGGTTAGAGAGGATATTGAAGAAACTTTTAAAGCTGTAGCAACGAATAATTTTGGTCAAAGAAATGGTGCAGGTACGATTTTGCCTTGTGAATTTTTAGCTGATGAAACAACTAATAGATTACTGATTAGAAGTTCATCTGGTGGCGACCAAGCAAACCCAAATCCTTCAAGTGGTACTGGTGCTACATTTTTCCCTGTAGGTAATTTAGATGAAGATAATTTAGGTTTACTACCAAAAACAGGTGGTACAATGTCAGGTGCTTTAACTTTAAGTGCTGGTGCAGTTGGCAGTCCTTCATTAACAGTAGGAGATTCAACTACAGGTTTATATAAGAGAAATTCAGATCAATTAGGAATTACAATAGCTGGCACACAAACAGCATTTTTTGATGCAGATGGTTTAAGTATTTTAGGTCAAGATGATTTACGTTTGTATAGAAATAGTAATGATCGTTATGTAGCAATACAAGCAAATAACAGCACTTCAAATAACTACACATTAACTTTACCAACTACTGCTGGGAGTGATACACAAGTTTTGAGTACAAATGGATCTGGAGTTTTAAGTTGGGCAACTGCTGTACCAACAGGTGCAATATTCTGTGTAGCTATGTTAGCTGCTGCACCTACAGGTTATGTACCCTGCGATGGAGCTACTTATTCAACTGGAGGTATATATGCAGCTTTATTTGCTGCTATTCAATACACTTATGGAGGCAGTGGAAGTAGTTTTCAAGTTCCAGATTTGCGAGGAGAATTTATAAGAGGTTTAGATAATTATGGTGGAACTGCAAGTAGTAGAGGAGCAAGAGGTGTGGACAGTGGTAGAAGTAGTGTAAATGATGTTCAAGCAAGTCAAATGCAACAACATAATCATGGAGGTAATACTAACTCAGCAGGTAGTCACAGTCACACTGCTACTGTTACTGATCCAGGTCACCAGCACAGTATGAGTGTTGGTTTTTTCAACTCATTAAGCAGTGGTGGTGCGTTAGCTTTTAGAGATGCTGGAACATCAAATAGAATTAATGATGCAACTACAGGTATTAGTGTTTCAAACTCTACTCATAGCGGACACCAACACAGTATAAGTAACGCAGGTGGAACTGGTAATAGTTCTGAAAATAGACCAAGAAATATAGCTATGATGTATATAATTAAATTATAATTATGGCAATCGAACCTGGTATATACAATTTCACGCTTCAAAGAAGGTCAGATCATACAATACCGCTTATTTTTAAAGATTCTAATAATAATGCGATAAATCTTACTGGATTTACTGTAGCTGCACAGGTTTGGGAAGAGACACGCACCACAAAATATGCTGATTTTTCTGTAACTTATACAGATAGATCTGCTGGATCTGTAAGTATTACTCTTACTGACACTCAAACTGCTACGTTTACTCCTGATATTTTAAAATATGATGTGTTATTAATTAATGGTGCAGGAGCCAAAGAATATTATTTAGAGGGTACAATATTTGTAAGCGAGGGCTACACTTCAACATGAGTAATGTAAGCATTACAACTGAAAAGAACACTGTTACCGTTAATGGCGATACCAGTGTTGTCACGGTTGCAACTCAAGGTCCACAAGGCCCACAGTTTAGTACCACTGGCACAAACTTAAATGATTCCAACAAAGTCAACAATTCAGTAGTGTATTTTGATTCAACAAGTGGTACATTTAAAGCAGATCAAACTCGTACTGTCGAAAATCTTGTCGATGGAGGAAATTTTTAAATGGCAAACACCCTAAGAATTAAAAGATCTACTGGATCGTCAGCACCCACTTCACTAGCCAATGCAGAACTAGCCTTTAGTGAAGGTAATGAAACCCTATTTATAGGAAAAGGAACGGGTGGTGCTGGAGGATCAGCTACAAGTGTCATAAAAATTGGTGGTATTGGAGGATTTTTTGATAAAGATACAGTAAGAAGTGCTAATGCTGTTTTATCTGGCCCTACAACTGGAAGTGACGCTGCACCTACATTTAGAGCTTTAGTTGCTGCTGATATTCCAAGCATTGCTCATACAAAGATCAGTGATTTTGATGCAGGAGTTAGAACAAATAGATTAGATCAGATGGCTGCTCCAACTGGTGCAGTTTCATTAAACTCTCAGAAGATTACAGGATTAGCAGATCCTACTGCCGATGCTGATGCTGCAAACAAAGGTTATGTAGATGGAGTTGCTCAGGGATTAGATGTCAAAGATTCTGTGGTCGCTACAACTACTGCGAATGGAGCATTATCTACTGCATTTGCTAATGGTCAATCAATAGATGGTGTAACGCTTCAAACTGGTAATCGAATTTTAATTAAAAACCAAAATACTCCTTCACAGAATGGTATTTATAATGTAAACGCATCTGGAGCACCATCAAGGGCTACAGATATGGCTACAGGTTCTAATGCTGCTGGTGCTTTCGTTTTTGTAGAACAGGGAACAGTTAACGCAGAAAACGGATTTGTTTGTACTTCTGATACTGGATCTGCTGTCCCTGGAACGAATAACCTAACCTTTGCACAGTTCTCTGGTGCTGGTCAGATAATAGCTGGCGATGGTCTTGATAAGTCTGGTAATACTTTATCCGTTGATCTAAAAGCTAATGGTGGTCTTGTAATTGAGTCTACAGAGATTGCTGTAAAATTAGACGCTAGTTCAATCACTGGAACGCTTGCCATAGGAGATGGTGGTACAGGAGCTACAACAGCTACAGCAGCCCTAACAGCACTTGGTTTGTCTAACTATGCAAAGACATTGATAGATGATGCCGATGCTGCTGCTGCCCGTACAACTTTAGGTCTTGGCAGTATTGCTACCCAGGCTGCCAACTCTGTTGCAATAACAGGTGGTTCGATCACAAACCTAACAACATTTGATGGTATAACCATAGACGGTGGTAGCTATTAATCTGAAGGAGGTTATAGCTCATGGCTAATGTAATAAAACATAAAAGAGGTTCTGGTAGCGATCCAGCTGCAAGTGATCTTGTTGTAGGAGAAGTAGCGATAAGAACTGACGTTGGTAAGTTATTTACCAAGATGGATAATGGCAGTGTTGCTGAGATCGCTGGTGGTGGTAGTGATATTGCAATAAATACACTTAGCTCATCTTCTGCAACGGGTGGAGGAAGTGCAACATTTAACGGATCTGCTTATAGATTTACCTTATCTGCTCCTCCTTCTGTATCAGCACAGCAATTATTGGTAAGTATTAATGGTGTTATACAAAAGCCAGTAGCAGGAACAGGTCAGCCAAGTGAAGGATTTAGTGTTAGTGGTAATGATATTATCCTGGGTGACGCACCAGCAACAGGTAGTGACTTTTTTATTCTTACATTTAAGAGTCTTGGGGTAAGTGAACCAGCAGACAATAGCGTTACAAGTGCAAAAATAGTAGATGGAGCGATTGTAAATGCTGATATAAACGCAAGTGCAGCAATAGCTGGATCAAAGATCACACCTACATTTACGTCAGATCTAACAATATCAAGTGGAACTCCGACTTTAAATTTTACAGAAAGTGATGCAAATCCAGATTATAGAATATTAACTGCTGGTGGTGATTTTGTAATACAAAACGATCAAAGTGGTAGTTTTGCAACTAGATTTAAAGTTAATCCTGATGGTCACGTTGATGTAACTGGTAACTTAGATGTTGGTGCTGGTCTTGACGTAACAGGAGCTATCACTGGAACTGCTGGATTAAGTATAGAAGGAGCAACAGTATTTAATGATGCAGGTGCAGATGTAGATTTTAGGGTAGAAGGTGATACAGAGCCAAATTTATTATTCGTTGATGCCAGTGCAGATCGAGTGGCGATAGGTACAAGTAGTCCGGCTGCTCTTTTTGAATCTCGTGGTAGTACTGGCATTATGGCTAGATTCAGAGATTCAGGAAATGGAATAATTGATTTAAGGACAACAGGCACAAATAATTCTGATCCTGTACAAATTGATGCAAATAATCGTGACTTGACTTTTGCAATAAATAGCAGTGAAAAAATGCGTATAAATTCGTCTGGTCTTGTAAATATTGGGTCTGGTGCTAATGCAAGTGGTTTATCTCCTTTACTACATCTTCATAAAGCTACCAGTAATGCAACTGCATATTTTCATATAACTAATGCAGATACAGGAATAAGTAATACAAATGGTTTACTAATTGGATATAACTCATCTCTTGACGCTTTAATATTTAATAAACAAAGCACTCCAATACGTTTTGCAACTGCTGGTTCAGAACGTATGCGTATCACAGGCGATGGACCGCATTTATTATTAGGTGGCACTACAGATGTAAATGAAATTACGGAAAGTTCTGCTAATGCAGGTATGGTAATTGGAGGCACTGGTTTTGGTAATGCTGGAGTTGCAATTATAACTAGCACTTCTGGAACAGGAAGATTATATTTTGGTGATGCTGTTGCTAATGCTGCTGGAAGAAATAGAGGTCAAATTAATTACGGCCATAGTGATGACCATATGCGATTTGCAACTGCTGGCTCAGAATGTATACGTCTAGATTCGTCTGGAAGGTTGCTTGCAGGGTCAACTACAACATCTAACAATGGAAGGATTCAAGGATTTATAGCTCATGGTAGTACAGCAGGGGAATCTGGTATTACTTCTGTTGATACAACTTCAATGGCAGCAGGGGTCGGTGGTGAAATTTCTTTTATGGGAAAAACAAGTAGTTCTGGTTATAACTATTTAGGTCATGTAAGAGGTATAAAAGAAAACGGAACTGATACTAATACAGCTTGTGCTTTAACTTTTCACACAAGACCTACATTAACTGCTCCGCAAGAACGTATGCGTATAGATTCGGCTGGTGCAGTGAGAATAGCTCATACTTCATTTACTGCCGATACAGGTGCAGATGATCTAATTGTTGGGTCTGGAAATAGTGGAGCAAATCGTGGAATAACTATTTTAAATCATACTGGTCAAGACGGAAGGCTTTGTTTTGGTCAGTCTGGAGATCCTGATGCTGGAATGATTAAGTATTCTCATGGCTCAGACGTGATGCAATTCTTTGTAGAAAGCGATGAAAAAGTAAGAATTGGTAGTAATGGGGATATTGATATTGATGAAGCTATTGGGCAGACACATTCTGCTAGAGTTGCTATTCAACATAGCGGAATTAACCCTGCTGCTGCATTACTTTTATCTGCTCACTCAAGTTTTCAAGGTTCAACTTTAGTTTCTGCTGCATCTAGAAATACTACAAACGGATCTTATATTCACTTTAAATGTTCTATAAATGGTATTGCTGATAAATTTAGAGTTCTGGACAACGGAAATTGTGCAAACACTAATAATAGTTTTAGTGCTTTGTCTGATGAAACATTAAAAGAAAATATAGTTGATGCTGGCTCACAGTGGAACGATATTAAAAATATAAAAGTAAGAAAGTTTAACTTTAAAGAAGGTGTTGACCCAGAAAAACCCACATTACTTGGAGTCATTGCACAAGAAGCAGAACTTGTTAGCCCTGGTCTTGTAGAGTCTAGCGTACAAATGCAAGATGGAGTAGAACAAGAATATAAAACATTTAAGTATTCTATTCTTTACATGAAAGCGATTAAAGCCCTACAGGAAGCACAGACTAGAATAGAGACGTTAGAAACAAAAGTTACTGCATTGGAGGCAAAGTAAATGGCATTTACACAAATTAGTACTGACGGTATAAAAAATGGAACGATTACAACATCTGACCTTGTAACGAACCAGGATTTTACTATTAACGGAGTTACTGTAGGTAAAGGAGCAAACTCTGTTGGAACTAATACTGTTCTTGGAGAAAATGCTTTAGATGCTGCTGTTACTGGTGGAAATAACGTAGCTATTGGTAAAAGTGCATTAACAACAAACACAAGTGGTGGTCAAAATATTAGTGTAGGTTTAGAAGCTTTAAAACTAAATACAACAGGATCTAATAATACTGGTCTAGGACACGCTGCTTTACAAGCAAACACTACTGCAAATAACAACACTGCTGTAGGTAGATCTGCTTTAGCATTAAACACAACTGGGGGAGATAACGTAGCTGTAGGAGCTTATGCCTTAGATGCAAACACAACAGCAAGTAGTAATACTGCCGTTGGCTACGGATCACTAGGAGCAAACACAACTGGAAGTAATAACGTATCTATTGGTTTTCTTGCTTTAGATGCTAATACGACAGGTCTTATGAATACTGCTGTGGGGTCTGGATCGTTAGGAGCAAACACAACTGCTAGTTATAATACTGCACTTGGAAATGCCTCACTGATTAACAACACAACTGGTTCACAGAACACTGCGGTAGGACATGATTCTTTAAATGATAATACTGAAGGTCATTTCAACATAGCTATGGGATCAAATGCCCTGGCTACAAATACTACAGGTGATAACAACACTGCTTTAGGAACAGGAGCATTATATTCAAATACAACTGCTGACAATAACACTGCTGTCGGAAGATCAGCTTTAAACGCAAATACTACAGGTACTGATAATGTTGGGATTGGATACCAAGCTTTAGATGATAATACAACTGGCTCTCAAAATACCGCTGTAGGTCTTAATTGTTTGGGTGCTAATACTACCGCAAGTGATAATACTGCAATAGGTAGAAACTGCATGGTTGCAAACACAACTGGAGAACAAAACACTGCTGTAGGTTCTGGAGCTTTAGAGGCTAATACTACTGCAGATTATAATACTGCTGTTGGTTATGAGGCTTTAACTGATAATAGTACAGGATTTAGAAATACTGCTGTTGGAAGACGAGCATTATATTTGAATACAACAGGTTCTAGAAATGTATCAATAGGATATGCAACTTTATTAAACAACACAACTGGAGAAAATAATATAGCTATTGGATATGACGCTTTAGAGGCTAATACAACTGCAAGTAACAATACTGCTGTTGGAAAAGCTGCGTTGGAAGCAAACACAACTGGAACTAGAAATACGGCTGTTGGTGCTTTAGCCTTAGATGCTAATACTACAGCAAATGACTCTCAAGCTTTTGGATATTTAGCATTATCAGCTAATACTACAGGAGGTTCTAATAGTGCTTTTGGTAGTTCAGCTTTAGGTACAAGCACAACTGGATCTAATAATTGTGCCTTTGGTACTGGTGCTTTAGCCTCTAACACAACCGCAAGTAATAACACAGCTTTGGGTACAAGTGCTTTAAATCAAAACACAACTGGAACGCAGAACGTAGCAGTCGGAGCAAATGCTTTAGATGCTAATACAACTGGAGCATCTCTCACTGCTGTGGGTCATAATGCACTTGGGTCTAATACAACTGGAAATCAATCAGTTGCTATAGGCATAGGAGCTTTAGGTTCTAATACTACTGCTAACTATAACGTGGCTGTTGGTGGAGGTGCTTTGCAATCAGTTACAACGGCAGCAGATAATGTTGCTATGGGAAGAGCAGCTTTAATGAACAGCACTGCTGCTAATAACACAGCTATTGGTTCGTTATCTTTATATCTCAACACGAGTGGCACACAAAACTCTGGTTGTGGAAGAGGTAGTTTGCAGAGTAATACTACTGGAAGTTACAACACAGCGATGGGTTCGCTTACTCTACATAATAATACATCAGCTTCTTACAATACTGCCGTTGGCTATGAAGCTTTAAAAGTAAATACAACTGGCGATCAGAATACAGCTGTAGGTCAAGGTGTTTTAGATGCTAATACTACAGGAAGAAGAAATACTGCGATTGGAATACAAGCTTTAACATCAAACACTACTGCAAATGAAAACACTGCTGTAGGAAGATTAGCTTTATTTACAAACACAACTGGAGAGGATAACATAGCCGTTGGAGCTTTAGCTTTATATTCAAACACAACTGCATCAAAGAATAGTGCTGTTGGTTATCGTGCTTTAGAGAATAACACAACTGGAGCACAAAACGTAGCGGTGGGAAGTAATGCTTTAGACGCTAATACAACTGCAAACTACAACACTGCGGTTGGCGATTCATCTTTAACTTCAAACACCACTGGAGCAAACAATACAGCAATCGGACAAGCGAGTTTAGCTCTAAATACAACAGCAAGCAATAATACTGCTGTTGGATACGATGCTCTGCTATCAAACACAACTGGATCACCTAACACTGCTGTTGGAAAATCTGCTTTACAAAGTAATACAACAGGAAGCTTAAATACTGCTCTTGGAACAAGTGCCTTACAAAATGCTACAACTGCTAGTACAAATACGGCTATTGGTCATGCTGCTTTGCTTTTAGTTGTTACTGGCGAAAGTAATACAGCAGTTGGTTCATCATGTTTAACAAACAATACCGCAAGTAATAATACTGCTGTGGGTAGAGATGCTTTAAACGCTAATACATCAGGAGAAAATAACACAGCTATTGGATCTAAAACTTTAGATCTTTGTACAACTGGCCCAAGAAACGTAGCTGTGGGTTCTTTTGCAATGACAAATTCTACAACTGCTGAAGAATGTGTAGCGGTTGGTCAGGCTGCATTACAAAGTCTTACAACGGGTTCACAAAATACTGCCATTGGTCAAAATGTATTAAGTTCAAATACAACAGCAAGCAATAATACTGCGGTTGGAAGATCAGCTTTAGTATCAAACACAACTGGATCAGGTAATACTTCTGTAGGGGTAAGATCAGGAGAATCTACAACAACTGGAACTGATAATGTATTTATGGGGAGAGAAGCTGGTCGGGATCTAACAACAGGAGATAATAACCTTATTCTTGGAAAAGCTGCTGGATTAGCTAATAGCCCATCTGGTACAATAACTACTGGAAATAATAATGTTTGTCTTGGTGATAATAATATTTCTAATCTATTCTGTGCTGATACTTCAATATCAAGTTCTGATTCAAGAGATAAAACAGATGTAACTGATTTTAAAATTGGTTTAAAATGGATTGAAGCATTAAGACCTGTTACTTATAAATGGGATAGAAGAACATGGTATGGAACTGATGAAGAACCTTATGGAACACCTGATGGATCTAAAAAAAGAACAAAAACACATATTGGATTTTTAGCACAAGAAGCATTAGAAGTAGAAAAAGCAAATGGTTATGGAACATCAAATGATGATTCATTGATATGTAATCTTACAGAAGATGGAATGTCTTATGGAATAAAATATGAAAGACTTGTGCCAATACTTGTAAACGCTATTAAAGAATTATCAGCCGAAGTTGCAGCATTAAAGGCAAGCTAGTATATTAGTAGAGTAATACAATACCAATCTAATGGCAGTTGATCCAAAACAAAAACTAGAATCTTTAAACACTGAACTACGTCAAATAGTTAACAACTACAACGAAGCTAATAAAGTAGCAGAAAACTGCAAGCAAAGAATATTTGAACTTAAAGGAGCTATAGCTGCTATAGAAGATATTTTAAAACCTGACGAACCAGCTACCGAGTCTTAACGGGTATATTTCTATCAATAATTCCGTACATGACATAAAGTGGTGCTAATCCTATAATCAGGAAAAGTACCATAAATGTTATTGGTACGCTTGCTTTAATTAATGCTTCTCTTATCATGTTTCAAAAAATAGCTAATGTTTTAAGTATCATCTCATTTGTAATGGTAGCTTCTATGAGTGGTGGAGCATACTTTGGTTACAAGTATGTAACTTCAGAACAGTTCCAAGCAAAAATGATGAATAAAATTTTAGGTAATATACAAGGTGCTATGCCTAAAGTATTAGATAATGTAATGCCTAATGTCACAGGCCCATCTATGCCTTTACCTAAAAAATGAGTGAAATTCCTCGTTTTAAAATTAACGAGATTCAGATACATCAAATACCAATATGGAACTTTAATAATCCAACAGTAAACTATATAAATAAGCCTGTTGTAGATATTCCAGGTTGTGTAAGAGTTCATCGAAATAATCTTACAAGTCTTATTGATAATGATAAAGATGAATATGGAACATATACAGAATGTGGTAACTTCAGTATTCCTAGTTTTGAACCTTTGGAGTATAACCCCAATGAATTTAAATACACGCAAGCCGAAACCCCCAATCAAACAGAAGAGTTTGTACCGCCAACAGTAGAACCGCCAAAGTACGAACCAAGGGGGAAAGAAGATAAACCGCTTTTTGTTGAGTGCCCTGGGCCAAATGATCAAAGAGTAGGACAATATGCTTCAGAGTTTAAACTGGAGCGTGTGTCTGGGCATAAAAGAAGCGAAGATGGTAGTAA